TCAAAAGTAAGGGTCATCTTTCCATACCCCCTTGTCATAGTCTGCATGAGTTAGAAAATACTTGTAGTACACCGTTTGCCGCTCATAATTGATCCCAACGATGAGGCGATAGCTTTTGATGTTGAAAACGGTGAGATTTCCGACCGCTTCAGCATCGCGATACACGGTGCGAACTTCCTCTAGGTTTTTCCAAGAAGCTTGTTTGACAACCCGATACCAGGCTCCAATCTTCCTACTAACATCTGGATACTTTGTCGCACCTGAACGCAGGTTGCGTATAGCAATGAGGCGCATAAAGCTTTGTCCTTTCGATAACCGTTAATTTATGCATACTGGAACTACCCTTACTCGCAAACTGTGACCCTATGTTCTCACTTTGAGAACCGTTTGTCAAGTAAGTTCCTCAGGCTCAACGGTTAATTTCTCCCACTTGACGAGAGTTAGTCTGGGAGGATTAAAGATTTCGTAGGCTAGAACCTGCGCTGCGGTTTGTGTAGTCGGCATAATCATCGATCGGGGTTTGGCTGTTGAACGTCAGGCTGCGTGGCGTGTTGGCTAGTTTCTCAATCCGATCGCTCACTCGGTTTAGCGCTGCAAGCATATCGCCTCCATTGAAGGCGGCTTTATTCACTGCCGATGCTACTTCAATCGATCGCGGGCCTCCAGCGCTCACTGCTTGATTCAGTCTTGTGGCAGTGTCGGCAACATCTCCAAACCCGCTCTTAGAGGCAATCAGACTGAGAAACTCTTTCTCTCTACCAGAACTAAGGTTCAATGCTGTCAGAATCGCTTCTTTCTGCCCTTCCTGCCCACGAAATTCGTTGCCCGTAATGGCTTGGCTGAATGCCCGTCGAGCATTATCGTAAGCAGTAATGTCATTGCCCGATAGCGTTAGCCCTCCAGATGCACCAACGCCACCACCTAACCCGCTCGACGATGCACCGCCCGCGCCACCTGTGACACCTCCGCCAACGCCTAGTTGGTCTTGCAGTTGTGCTTGCTCACGCTCCCTCGACCGTTGGTTTTTGGCATTTTCTGCCTGCAATGCATCACGGTTCGTTTGCTGCTGAACGGCTTGCACTTTTTCCTCTTTAGCGATGCGCTTATCGAGTTCATTATTTTGCTGCTGAGCAATGTTGAGTCCTTCATCCGAAATTCCCAACCCCTTGTTCGCGTTAGCTAGGTAGTCTTGTGCGGATGAAATCTCCTCTGCATCCCCTGATTTCTTCGCTAAACGCAATTCCTTCTGAGCGTCCAACACATTTCGCTGTGCCGCATTCTGAGCATACTTTGCCTCATTGATCGCCTTTCTTGCTGAAACTTTCTCTAGCTCAAGTTGAATGGTTAACGACTCACGTTCAAGCTGCTGTTGCCGCTCTAGGATGGCAAGCTTCTCTCGGTCGGCTTCCAACTCCAATGACTGACGATTTTGCGTCAAGGTCAGTACATCAGTTGGCTGAGAGCCTGACACTCCACTGCCCCCAAGCTGCTGCTGTAATACCGCTCTGAGGTTCTTGCCTGTCTCTTTCGATTGCAACGCTTTGACAGCATCAATATTTTCATTTGTCCGATCGATGCCAATCTTCAAACTGCTCTGGCGAGCATCCGCGATCGCGCTCGTCAACTTCAACTCAGTCTCAAGTGCCGTCTTTTTGTTATTGAGCGATCGCTGCTCTGCTTCAGCAACCTGAGCAATTTTCTTCAGCTCAATCTGTGCCGAGAGTTCAACAATCTTATCCCGTTGCGCTCTGGAATTCTGAGCAATTTGCAGTTTGCGATCTTCTGCCTCCTTATCAGACAAGACTTTGACCGTTTCTTGTTCTGGCTTAGGAGCGTCAATATCAAACCCCAAATCCTTGAAGAACTCATATTTCCGTTGCTCTCTGGGGTCAACAGGGCGATTCACGACTTGAGCCGTGTTGAGGCGTGTCACCTCAGCATCTTCTTTCCCAAGCTGGTCAAAGCGTTGCTGTGCGGCGTCACGTTCTGCGGTTGCTGAGGCAATCCCAGTCTTGAGGCCGACAAAACTACTGCTATCGAGGCCACCTAATTTGAAATTGATGCTGCGATCGCTGAGCTGAGCATCAATACTGGCGTTCACCAACTTAGAAGTACGCTCAAACTTCTCGATAATCTTGCGGTTAATTGCCTCTCGCAGGGCCAGCTCCTGCTCCGCTTGACGTACAGACAAATCAGCCAAGCTATTGCTGAGGTCTTGACTCCGCTTTTCATATTCTTCTTTCTTGACGATGCCACGGGCAAACGCTGACTCTAATTCATCTAACTGAGATTGAGTGCTTGACTGTTGAGCGTTAGCGGTATTCAGCCCAATTTGTGCTTGGGCGATGCCCGCATCTTCCTCAGAAATTGACTTGCCAATTTTCTGTCGAATCAGCCCCACCGTGGCCGTCGATTCCTGCTGTTTGATTTGGGCTTCACGTTTACGCGCAGAGCGCTCAATTTCAGCCAGTTTCACGGCTTCGGCTGCTTTGACAGCAGCTACTTCATTCTGGGCGTTCTGCACCTCTTGATCACTGATGCGATCGCCAATCTCCCGCCGTTGCTTCTCATATTCTTCGGCAGACAATGTGCCCGCCGCAAATGCCGCCTCAATGCCGTCTAATTGTTGCTTGGTACTATCGAGTTCGGCTTTGCCCTTGGTGACTTGCAGGTTGGCACTTTCAGCACTGGCATCGGCTTCATAAATCGAGCCAGCCTTTTGTTTCTCTAGCAGCCCAATTTGAGCAGTGTTGGCATCACGTTTAAGCTGCGATTCGCGCTGCTGAGTTGTTTTCTGAATTTCGGCAAGTTTTGCCGATTCTTCGGCTTTCTGGAGGGCGATTCGAGTTCTTGAACCCTCCACCTCAAGCGCGTTCCTCCCGTCAACCGCTTTTTTGTAGTTGATCAGGTCGTCTAGTAGCTTTTTCTTACCGTCATCATTTGTTTTGACAGACTGAAGATCCCCAACCGACGAATCAAGGCTGATCTGCTTCCCGTTCGAGCCAGTCAAACCCTGCAAAGTATTTTGTATTTCAGCAGCGTTAAGCTTGGGCTGTATTTCAGCAATAACCTTTTGATTGCCTTCTAATTTTGCAGTTGCCCGCTTATCCTCCTGCCCCGCTGCTTGAACTGGAGCATTAATACTTGCATTGACATCACTACCAAAATTTTCTATCTGAGCTTTGAGATCCTTCGCTGTGCCGATATTGAACTGAATATCGGCATTGCGCTCTACCTCTTCCAGTTTGAGATTCATCTCACCCAGCGCAACCTTGAGATCCAAAACGCGATCGGCGGCTGTGCCAAAACTCTTCTCTATCTGGGACAGAACGGATTGTCCTTTATCTAAGGCTGCAATCTCTGAACTAATTCGAGTTTTTTCGGCGTCAGTTTTAGCACTTTTTAGCTGTTCTTTGCGCCCATCGATTTGTTGTTTAATGCTGGACTGTAGTTCAGTAATCGGTGCAGTGGCTTTCGCTCGTTCGCTGGTCAGAGCCTGAATTTGCTCGTCAAGCTGGCCCAGTCGCGTCTTGTCTGCTTTAGGCTTAGCGGCTAAGCCATTGCGTTGAGCCTGAAGCACCGACACCTGCTGATCAATGCCCTGAGCTTTGGCAAGGCTCTCACGAATATCGGCAGTTCCGCGTCTACCTTTCTCATCTACAGTATCGATTTGGCCGCTATAAATCTGGCTTAACAGGCTGTTTGTAGCGTCTGACCCCTTGTTAAACTCGATTTGAGATTTCTGTTGCTGCAACTCTGCAACAGTGGTGAGCCTGCCAAAATCTTTGTCTGCCCCAAAGAATTGGTTTACCCCACTATTAATATTGTTGGCGAAATTAAGAACATCGTCGGTTTTGAATGAAGCCCCTGTCTTATCTAATCCTGTTAACCCAAGCAGCCCCAAGCTAAGGTCAAATCCCTTCGATTCGCTCGGTTTATTGGGGACATCATCAATTTCACCACGAGCCGCCCGTGCTGCTTTTGCAATGCGTTGGAGGGACTTCTCGCCCTGGTCTGCAAAGGCTTTGAACTTTTGCCCCTCCTCATCTAGTCCGAACACTTCTCCGATCGCTCGTCCTGCTTCGATCGCGCCGAGGGTTGCGATCGTTGCTATTCCAAAATCAAGCGCAAGTTTGCGAGCGCTGCCTCCAACAGAGAGAGCACCCTCCTTTAAAGCCCCTAATCCTGCCTTAATTCTTTCAACAGGTAGAAGCTGTGCAGCAAGTGGGGCAAGTAGCGGGCGACCGACAATAGTGGCAAACGTTAGAAAGGTTGGAACCAGCACATTCAGGCTGTTGCCCAGCACATCAAGCCCCTTTGCTGCCCCATCGACTGCAAACGCATTCGGTGTAAACAGCTTTCCGAACTTCTCCTGAAGTTGCTGAGATGAATTGCCCAACCGATTGAACGAACTTTGAATGTTTTGTGAGGCACTTTCAGCACTGCCCGCAAACTCAACCTGTAACTGACGGGCAAACTTCGGTAAGAAGTCGTTTGCCGTCACAGAACCCGTTTCGAGAAACTTATTAAGCTCTGCCTCAGTCGCGCCCATCGCACGGGCAGCAATGCTAAACGCGCCCGGAATCCTTTCTCCTAGTTGACCCCGCAACTCCTCAGCCTGGACCTTGCCCTTACTGGCAATCTGAGACAGAGCCAAAATTGCCCCACCTGATTCTTCAGCACTCAGCCCCAACGTGGTAGACGCCTGCCCTAAGCCTGTGACTAAATCCTTCGTCACTTGCCCTGCTAGAGCCGTTCCTTTAGTTGAGGCGGAGAGTTTAACAAATCCCTCTTGCAGTGCCCCTAACGGGACGCCTAGCCGTGTTGCCTCGCCTCGGATAAACGCTAGATCCTTCGCCGCATTACCTGCCCCACCAGAGCCGAAACTGAGGGCGGTTTTGAGGTTGTCAAGCTTAATTGCCGCGTTGACCGACTCTTTACCAAAGTTGGTGATAATCGGGACAATGTTCGACAGGACTTGGAAGCCGATAAACCCTGCGATCGCAGTCTTAGCAAAACCGCCAATCTTATTGAGCGACAGCCCAAAGATCTCAGTTGCACCAACCCCTTCCTGGAACCTCTGTTTTAATCCGGTGATGGCTGAGCCAAGCTCATTGAGTAATCCCTTCTGAGCGGCTTGCGCCGATGCCTTTACGGGGGGTGTGTCTGCTACATTTTTAAGAATGCCGCCCGTATTCTTTTCAAAAGCGTAGGCGTCGGTTTCAAGTGCCTTCACTGCTCCTAGCTGAGTCCCCTTTGCACCCCCACGACGAGCAATTTCTACTGATTTATCAACCTGCGATCGCTGGGCCTGAGTCAGTGAGTCACGCCGCAACAGGTCTACGTTTTGCCCTGACGCTGCCTCTTCTAGGCCAATCTTGCCACCATCCAGCTGAACGCTGTGCCGTCCTTCATGGGTAAGCGACTTCAGTTGCTCTGAATACCTGTGAAGTTGTTCCGTTCGCTTTGAGAGAATGCCAGCGATCGTGTTATCAATCACGATCGTGTTTTGCTCAATGTCGAAAAATGCTTGTGCCCCTAGTTTCTTAAGGCGATTACCATCAACCGACAGCTTTGGAATATTGCTGGGGTTGTAAGCGGCTCCCGACAGTTTGACAATCTCTTCGTAGATTGCTTCGTAGTTATTGCGAATTTGGGCAGCTTTCTTTTGGTTGTTGGGCAGCAGTGGCCTAAACCGCTCTACCAGCCCCCTCGCTCCCGTTGGAGCCTGTGCTCTAGCCAGTCCCTCAATAGGTGGCTCTTGGAATGGCTCAACTGCTTTTTGAACCTTGGGAACCGTGAGCGATGCCGCGATCGCACCCTTAAACGGAAGCGCTCTCAGCACTCCAGCACCTGGAACCACGCCCGTCAGTGCGTCTAATCCGGCGTTGAGCGATCTGGCGGCAATATTGCCAACCCCAAACCCTGCAATGTCTCCAGTTAGATCTTTGCCAGATGACCGTCCGCGTGTAATGGCTTGCCGTGCAACTAATGCCCCGACCAAATCTCCTGTCAGTTCAGGCACAATGCCATATTTCGCGCCAATCTGAGAGGCAGCAAATCCGGCTGTATTGACCGCTAGATCGATCGCTCTGGGAGACTTGGCGATCGCGCCTAATGTGCCCTGAATGGTTTGCTGTGGCTGGACTTCAAACTGTTTTGCAGCAAAGTTGGTGAGCTTGCGAAATCCCTCTTTCAGCGTTGTGCCTAGCGTTGCTGTTACAGGCTCAACATCATCTAGAGCAACTCTCGCAAGCCCTTTCACACGAGTGCTCTGAGCCTCGATTGTGACCGTCTTGATCGCGTCGTTTCGCTCAGTTCTAGCCGCATTGAGGCTGGGGTTATTGCGAACTGTGTTTTCGATTCGTCCTTGCGTTCCAGACAGCGATCGCAACGTTTCACCAGACAGGTTTTGACCCTTAAGTTGATCAATCTCTGCGATCTCATTCTGCGATGAAGACAAAATCTCATTGATGAGTTTTTCGCGTTTCTTGCCCGTTGCCGTTTGCAGTTGGGCTAACCGCTTATTGATATCTTTCTCAGCCTTAGAGAGGCGCTTTAGAGCATCTTTCTCAGCCGATTTATCAAAGCCTGCGATCGGGCTACCATCCCGATTAATTTCGGCTTGAACTTGCGCTAAGACCTGATCGACTTGCGGCTGATTGCGAAACGCTTTGAGCCGCTCGATCAGGTTGTCTTTCGTGGTCTTGCTGTTGGTTCCCTTAATCCCTAACTTGCGTGTGGCAGCCAGCAACTGAGGGTTGGTGAATTGCTCAAACGAAGGTGCAAGGTCGGTTTGAGCCGCTCCGCTTTGAGTTGATCTACTCTGAGCAGGTAATACCTTAGTTGGAACAAGAACAGGAGCATCAACCGCTTTGGATGACGACGGCAATGCTTTATTCGATGCAGCAGGTAATGCTTTGGGCTGATCTTGAGGTAATGCCGCTTTTAAGGTCGCTTCCCCTGCCTTGCCGACAGTACCCTGAATCAACTTACCGCCAAGAATCACCGTCCCAGCCTGCACCGCCATTTCACCCGCAGATGCCGTTAGGCTTTGAATCGCTCCCGTAACTGCGCTCGTAATCGGGGTGGCAGCGGGCGCGAGTACATTCGGGACGGTATGCCCAAACAGGGTTGCTGTTTGCGGAATCGCCTGAGCAATTAGCCCCGATGCCGAAGCTGATGCGGCCTCCCCTGCTGCACCCGTGAGCGGTGTAATTGCCCCACTCAGAAGGTGACTCAGCCCTTCAGAGGCAATCTGCCCACCAGGGAGAAAGTGAGTTGCCGCCGCAAATGTAGCGGCTGGTAGTGCAGTTTGCTGCAACACTCCCTTGGTCAAACGTCCAAACGGCAACGCATCTAGTGCTACTCCTTCAGCAATAGAGGCGATTTTGTAACCTGTCTTCGCGATCGCAAACAGACCTTTCGTTGCACCACCTAACCCGCCGATGAATGCCTGTGCTGCATCAGAGTTGGCAACAATCCGAAATACACTGACTGCCTTCTTACTGGCCTCTGTCACTTCTCGAATTGCAGTGCCCGTTCCCTCAACCGTGCCTCTCGCGACGTTGCCTGCGGTCTGTGCGATCGCAGCATTGCGTTCTTGCCTGACTACTCTCTGCTGTGCCTGATTGCGGCTCAGCTCTAGCACTTTGGGCTGTAATGCACCAATTTCGATTTGACCCAATGAGGCAATTAGCTCTTTCTTTTTCAGCTTGTCGGCATTCTCAATGCCAAACTCTTGCGCCAACGGCACTAAGACTTTACGTCGATTCAGCGTGGGCAGAATTTCTGCGACTTGCGATCGTGCCTTTGCAGGTTTGCGCTCAACCTCGTTCGCAAATTCATCGGTGAGTCGCTCTAATTGGTCAATTTCCTCATTGAATTGAGTACTAATTTGCTCATAGAGACTGACAATTTCATCAGTCGGCAAAATATCGATATTCTGGGCTTGTGCTAGCAGCGGTTCAAGCCCTGCACCAATGGCGGCAACCTTTTGCTGAAACTGTGCAAATTCTTCTGAGGTGTCAACCGTGACAGTTTTCGCGATCGCTTGGGCATTGGCTAAGGCACTATCTTGCTTGCTCGAAACTAATTCCTGAACCTTAGTCCCACCTACGCCGATCGATTCTTTAAAGTCTCGCTTGGCGAAAATGGCGGTTTTACCCGATTGCAGATTGGCTTTTGCTGCCGTCTGATATTCCTTTTTCGCCGCATCCGACTGAGCAATTAAATCTCGGTATTGAGCGGTATAACTGCCTCCACTGGCTTTCAGTTCTTCAAATGCTGCGATCGCTTTGCTGATCGATTGGGTGAATAGCTCAATTTCTTTTTTGACCGAGCCAGTCGTCTTACCTTTGAGGTCAGAGTATTCCTTTTCGTATTTCCGCAATTCTTCAATCGAGCGATCAAGCCCTGCTTCAGAAGGGGGACGATCGCGGGTGGCTTGAATTGCCGAAAATACCTTCTCTGGTCGTTTCTGCGACTGATCTAACGCAAACGATAGAGCGCTCCGACCTTTCTTGCCTACATACTCTGGAATCAACTGATCAGGCAGAATTCCGGGCAGCAAGGATTGGAACTTGTCTTGAACAATTGGTGCCGAGAGGTAGTCTCGCAGGCTGTGACCTGTCCCCACACCCGGAGCCACAAATGTATTCTCAATCGGGTTGCCCACCAACGCGCCCAGCAATCCCGACTTCTTCAGCCGTTCGGTAAAGTCGTCTCCGGGCTGCGCCCCCCGACCTTCCTTCGGAGTAAAGGTGGTAAAGAGCGATCGCACAATCTCGTCATTGCCGCCCTGAATCGAGGTAAAGTTCTCGCTCGGTCGCTGCGTCAGACCCGTGATTGGAGCGCCCAGGCCGACGCCTTTGATGTTGGTTCCGGTCAACTCACCGAGTCGCACTAAATCAGCAACATCTGCTCCGCCTGCTGAGTAGCCCACACTGTAGACGGGCTTGTTCGTCGCTTGCTGATAGGCTTTTGCCTCTGCTGCTGCCCGGATTACTTCCGGAGTTGCGCCGGAGAAGACGCCTGTATCAATGAACTTGAGATAGTCCTGGGGAATAGCATTCTGAAGTCCCGATTTTTGCAGCAGTGCCTCAAACGTCTTAGAGAGCAACGGCGCGTTAGAATCGCGATACTCGTTTGAGAGTGGTTGAATGAATGCACCCGGTGCAATCCGCTCTAATTGAGGTTTGAGCAGTTGAGCGCCGGATTTGCCGCCTGCGTTGTTCAATCCTCCAGTGGCATAGAGAACCGCATTCGATCGCTCAATCTCCCGTTTGCGAACCGGGTCGATCGTGATGGTTGGAACGAGTTCTTCAACTTGTTTTGCCGCTTTTGCCAACTGCACATCTTTGTTGATTCGCAGTGCAGGCGCAACTTGCTGCAATCCATACCCTGCTACACGAAATGCCGCTTCAGACGCCCCGCGTGGCAACGGATTCTCAGCACTAAACTCTTGGAAGATCTGCTTTGCGCCTTTCTGGTTAACGAAGAAGTCAACCGCAATTTTAGAAAGCTGCTGCTCAAACTGTTGACCCGCCGACCTTACCTTCTCTGGGTCGATAAACCCATCGGCAAACTGACCCAAGCGAGCGATGTCTTTTCGGAGAGCCTCTACCCCTTCATACCCAAAATCCTTAGCCGCCACCCGTTCAAAGGATTGGGCTTTGCTAACCACATACTGCTCAGATTTGGCTCCAATTTTTTCGAGAAACCCATTGGCTTGCTGCGAGAACCCAGCACTGATTTTCTGCCCGATCGCAAGGCTGATCCCTTGCCCCAAACTACCGACGATATTGGTCAGAGGTGAAAATACCGCCCCACTGCTGGCAACTTTGACCTTAGAGTTAGAAACCTGTTTGGAGATGTCTTCTCCAATCTGTTTCCCAGTTGAGCTAAATTCGCTCGTTGCCTGCTGGAAGACATTTTGCAGATTGGAGGTATCAACTAAATGTTGTGCCTCTAATCGAATCGTTGCGCCTGCAAACGCTTGAATGTTGGTTAAGTCAGATTGGAACCCTTGGGCTTGCTCTCTCGCTGTCAGCAGTTGGGAAATGTCGGTCTGAACGGCGATCGGGATGGCAGCAGCGGCACTCGTGTCTTGCAGGTTTTTCTGCGTCCTATCAAGCTGCCCATTTAGCGCCGTAAGTCCTGAATCATCAACTGTTGGGCTAATCGGTTTGGAGCGGAATAGATTGACCGTCTCTGTCCAGTGCCGTTGCTTTAGGTCTAAATGTTTGTTGAGATCGGTAAGTCGTGAATCATCGACAATGGCGCTCAGCTTAAAGGTGCGGTCTCCAAACCCCTGAAGCTGTCTGTCGAGCGCATTCAGTCCTGTACCCGTCGCCTGCACAGAAACATTAACCGTCCGATTCGTAACCTGAGCTAGCCGTTTGTCGAGCGCGTCCAGTCCAGAAACGTCAGCCTTTGCCGACACCGTAAAGCTGCGATTGCGATAGATGGCAAGCTTTTGGTCAATGCCATTGTTATCCAGCTCAACCGCAAATCGAACCGTGCGATCGCGGGTCAATCTCTCTAACTTTTGCTCAATGCCGTTATCGCTTAGAGCAATGCTAAGGTTAACGCTGCGATCGCGGGTTAAGGTTTTGAGTTGTGATTCGACTGGGTTGAAATTAGCGCTAACCGCTAGCCCAATCGTGCGATTTTGCCCTAACGTTCCTAGCTTCTGCTCTAGTCCATTCGTGTTGAGATTGATGGATAGATTAACGCTGCGATCGCGGGTCAGGGTTTTGAGTTGTGATTCAACTGCGTTCAGGTTTGCGATCGCAACTTGAACCCCAATAACTGGCTTGATTTGGGAGAGGTTGTTGACCTGTTGTCGCAGTGCCCGTGTGTCGAGGGTTGCTGCAAACGCAATCTGACCACCCTTGAGGGATTGCAACTGTTTCAGGTCGCGATCGAACGTCTCGCGCTCAAGAACAAGCTCAATCCCAAGCGACCCTACAATCTCAGTCATGCTCTAACCCAGAAAATCTGGGCTAGAGTTCCTATGAGCTAGAATTGCCGCAGTCATACAGTAACCCCGCCTCTCACCATGAGAACAGGGGTTGTTTTCAGTATGTCCAGCGAATCTCACCAGGACCGTATTTCCAGCCGCCTTCTCTCAAATCCAAGTGCGTGAAGCCCCTACCGCTGGCAATTCCGTAACCAAGTCCGCCGCCCCAATTTCGATCGAGAAAGGCTTCAAACTCCTCATTGCGATCGTCCATCGTATAGATATCAGCCGCAGAACCGTAGATGTGCTGTGAGTTAGAAACGCCGCCCACAGCTTGATTAATCGCATAGGGGCGATACCACGACGTAACCCCAATCGCGCTGCCCCATGCGTCTCGAATTTTGTCTAGCTCCACTGCTAGTTTGAGGATGGCGACTTCCTCATCTGACCCCCTCGCAGGGATTCTGTGATCGTCGTTTTGGGTCACTTCTGCCACGGTGAAATGTTTGCCAACTGAAGCCGAAGGATTATTCCAGTCAATGGTTTGAGTCATATCCGCATGAGCGAAACATCACTCAAACCATTCCTACTTGATCAAAATAATTTTCGACTCCACGATCGCGAACTCAGCCTCTAGCATCCAACAATCTTCACCCGGAACATCGATCGCAAACCACGTGTCGCTGTCCGGGTCATTCACATCCACAACACCGTCTGCCCCTTCAATCACAGCAAACGGAGCAATCACTTGTTTGCCCTCAATCCGAGGCAACAGCAGCACAACTCCATCGCCTACCCACACCCTCGGATGAGTCACCCTACCATTAGCTCTGCCCGACTGAAGTTTATCGATCGGACATAACGGCACTGCCCACGCAGGCATCAAGCCATCCCGCACGCAGCTAAAGAAGGCATCACACGCAGCAGCAGGAATCGAGATATTCTCCCCGCTCGCAGACTGGAAATAGTAGAAATCAGATGGCTGAGCTGGTTCGCTGTCTTTGCCTCGGTTGGCATTGACAAACAAACTAGAGAGGGTAGCAATGCCTAACTCATGCAGATGCAGTTCTTCATGATGCAGCTTTGCCCCCCACTCTAGGGCTTGGAAAATTAAGCTGATGGGCTGGAAGGCGAAGTTTCTGTGATTGAATCTGGGGTCGTGTCCCCAGTAGCGCTGGATCCGCCAGAAGATGCCTTCCCAGTCGGGGTCTGGCTCTCCGTCGAGGATTTTCCCAATTCTTCATCGGTAGAAGGCTCTTTCGCGGCTTCTTCCTCGGTCTTCCAGCCGTTTTTCTCTTTGTAGGCAAACGATGCCACTTCACGGACTAGCTCATAGTCCATTAGCTCTGGGTTCTGCGTGTCTTCGAGCTTCCAACTGGGGTCAAGCCGGAACCTGACGATCGCGGTGGCATAAACATAATTTTGGTAGGCCAGCGAATCAACATACTCATTGATAAAAGCGGTGATATCCGCGTAGTAATCTGCGTACCACTCGGGGCTGACAATATCAATGTCGTCGATCGAGGTCATTGCCTCAACGTCACCAAACGCAACCGTAATCAATTCGGTCTTTTTACCTTCGGTATCTTCAACCGTTTCAACCTTGACCACCTTACCTTGTTCGCCATCAACTAGTACGATGTCGTTCTGAATCACCCCGCCGAAGACGTAAGCACTGATGCGATCGTTGACGTAGGCAAAATGAGCACCCGTCTCCCGTGAAACCCGCTTGGCTAGGGTGGCAAGCTGAAACTGATAGTTGAATAATTCTTGCTCTTTAATGAAGCCGTACTCAGCACGAGTGAGGTTTTCGTACTTCTTGATCTCTAAAACTCCAATCTCAGAGTTGCCAACCTCAACGGTTTCGTACTGGCGTGTCGGTGCAGTTTTAAACGGTAGCATGGGCGTTCTTCTCGCTCAACATCGCCTTAGAGGTTCCCACCGACGCGGGGTTACTGCTTGATGCCAAGATAAAAACAAATCACCACCAGTGCGATCGCATCTCTGCTCTGCCCGTGAATCAAAACCCAAATGAAGGCGCAAACGTCAGCGTGAAGGGCAAGAAAAATACTAATGCCCTTAATTGAGTCGACGATCGAGAATAAATCAATTCGAGGCATAACGTAGGAATCCCTATTGTGTGACCGAACAGCCTACTCGCTCAACTCCTCTAGGCTGTTCGGCTTTCTTGTTAGCTGTAGCGCAGAATTCCCGGCGTTCCCTGTCCCTTAAAGCTGGTTTGGAACGAGAGTATGCCATCGCTCTTAAGATCTTTGCTAAAATCTGCGACGATACACGCGCCCTTCAAGCCATCGCCTGTGGTGAAGCCAGGAGGTGGAGGATCGTACTGCCAGATATAAGCTTCGCGGCCACTTGTGCCGTGTGTGGCGGCAAAATAAATCCGACGATAAGCATCGTCATCAGCCAGTAGATTCGCCGTCCACGGAATCTCCCAGTTTGCAGATGTCACCACGCCATCTTCAAACCCTAGCTCATCTTCAAACACCAAGGATTCTTGGGTTTTGTTGGAAATCTTCGGGCTAGAAGACGTACCACCCAAAAGGCGAAGCTTGGGAACGTAAGTTGCTGTGCAGATTCCAGCAACGGTTGCAGCCGCCGCCTCAATTTGCAGCACCGTGTCATCGGCTTTCGCGTCAGCAGTCAGATAAACCTTAACCTTCGTACCGCCTGAGTTAGCGAACAATAGCGGAGTGCCTCCAGCAATGCCCACACCACCAACCGCTGAGCCGAGGTTGATTGTGACAGCATTCGCTGTAATGCCACCGCTAGCAGTTGCAATGCCATTGATTGTGATGGGTTCGGTGCGATCGCCTAGTGGCAAAAGTGCAACATACACTTTCACCTTGTCGCCACTGCCAACTTGAAACTTCTTACCCATTGAAATTCTCTCCAGATCTGGATGATCAGCCCCAGAATTCCTACGAACGGGAAAGGAACGGGAAAGCTAACGGTGACCTTTACAGGATGTCGATCGCTATGGCGAACACACTCAATATTCAGTTTTACAATCAGCTTTTGTCGTCGATGCTCAAGAGCGTTCAGTCCCTTCGGGGTTTGGTCGATCGCAAGGAAGCTGAGAAGACAGAACTCAAGGTGCAACTGGCTGAGGCAAACGATTTGTTAGCATCCAAAGATGCCACGATCGCGAACCTGAATGGGCAAATTTCCCAACTTCAGACTGGGTTAGAAACCGAAGAGCAAGCTGCCCTTGTGGAGCTGGCTCACCAAGTTGAGGCACTAAACGACGAAATTAGCGCGATCGTTGCTCCAACTACCCCGGCTCCTGAAGTCCCTACTGAAGCAGCGCCTGCTCCTGAAGCTGAGCCTGTCGAAGATCCGTGGGCAGACAAAACAGAAGATGACACCCTAGACAATCTCTAGAGCCAATCGTCAAAATCTGCAACGTCTGGAATTCTGATTGACACTTGTTCCCTAACCCCGCTGCCTTTCTCGACCTTTACGGTCATGGCGCGGGTGTTAGGGAATTTTCGTCTCAGCTTGTCCTTAGCGGATTCCAGGGTATACGCTCCACCCCACTGCACCAAGAAAATCTGCCACACCTTAGCGGCTCTCACCGAGTCGAATGTTGGTTTGCCTTCATCAGAAATTGGGCTGCGACGAATGACCACCTCTAATCCTGTTACGGTGCGATCGCTGACTACATCCGCGCTATCGAGCACAATCACCGCTGGTGTTGTAACGCCACCTGTGAGCGCATAAGTGCCTACTTCATCGATTAACAATTCTTGGACTTGGGTGCGGAGTTCTACAACGTTCACAAGCGTGTCTCTATTGCTTCAAGCTCATTCATCTTTCCCTGCAACTCTTGAAGGAGTTGTTTCCGATAAATTGTTAGCAATCGATTCAGCTTCTCTCGGAAGCAATCGCGCTCTTCCAGGCTGTCAAACTCAAAACTGATAGTATCAGACGAGCCTTGAAGTTCGTAGGTGTGTTTCTTGCTCAAGACAATTCTCGTTTCAGGACTTCGCCCATGATGCCCTCGAAATCGGTGTTTCGTGCAGCTTCTTCTGTCCACGGGCGGGCAGGCATGGGGTTGCCATTACTGTCTAAGCCTTCATGGACGTTTCCAGCATGTTCAGCCGTCCATTCAATGGTTGCCTTGTTGCCCTCAAATTCGGGTTCTTGCTGAGAATCGCGTAATTCACCCGTGTCAACAATATCCCGTGGTGACCCAATAAAATCTCCGTTTTTTCGCAGTGTGTAGCCATCCCACTTCCAAATCGGAGACTCAATTGCATCTTTGCATTCATCCCCGTATGCTTCGACGGCTGCTTCAAATGCTTTTGCGATCGCACCATTCAATTTCTTCATTCCAGCCGCATTTAGTTTAAAGCTCAAGAGGATCTTCCTCCACATCAAGATAAATCTGCTGCGGTGTAATCACGCGCCCTGCTGAAGCCAGAAACCCAGTTGTAATTGAATCTGCATCTTGGGTCAGTTGCCCGTTTGTGCCCACAAATAACGGCTCTCCCGGCGTCCAATTCCACCCGGAACTGCTAATCACGCCTTCTGAGAGCAACACCACCGCTTGGCTCGGATTGGTGGGGGCTTTGGTCATCCCGACGATCGCATAGGCATGACTGAGAATTGACTGATCGGCATAGACCAGCAATCCATTCACCACGGCAACGAGCCGATTTGCCTCAAGTGCGATCGCAGACACTAACCCGCTATCAATCACTGGCACCGGCGTTGTCTCCTTAAGCTCAGTGAACGTGCCATAGATTTTATCGCCCAACACATCGCGAATACCCCACACATCTTGGGTCGGGATTCGCATCAGAAACTTCCCAACTTGTCCCCCCACGATCGCATCTGCCTCAGCCAAAACCGGAATCGAGGCAGGCACATAGATCGGGTTCGTCATGCGCCCGCTCATGGTTTCAGAGGGAGTTTGCACCCCAGGCGAGGCATCGATCCCTCGATTCGACTGAACCCCATCCGGTTTGAGATAGCACTCAATATCCAAATCCCCTAGCACAGAGATGACATTGCCTGTTTCAGGGTCAGTCACAGTTTGTCCTGTGGGGAGATGGAAGGTGAGCTTCGCGTTGGTGGGAAATACGCTGGTCATACCCGTGGAGAGTACTTTTTCAAAGTGAGTAATGCCGCGTCATACGTTGCTTTCAGCGCTTTGGCATCCGGTTCAATTCGCCCGATCGCCTCAAACCCAATGGGCACCAATAGCGACTCATCGAGCGATCGCTGCAGGTCGAGCAGTGACGCGATCGGAATCGCTTGGCCCGTAAACGTCGCACCATCTGCTTGTTTAATCGTTTGGTCACGGCGTGATTGCTGCAGATACCGAGCCGCCACATAGAACGGACGATAGATTTTTTCGGCTGTTGCTCTACTTGTTCCAGCAGAGAGCTCGAGTAGTTCAGTCAGAAATATGTCATCTGCGCTTGTAGCAGCCGCACGTTCACGAGCACGAACCAAAGCCGTTTGCAGATCGGTAAACATAGTCTACACCCCCGCCTGATAGAGCAGAATTGACGCCACAGCCGTCTTGATTGCCTGCACCTTTGGATCGTCATCCTGAGTGAAGTCAAATCCGCTTGTATACGTTGCTCGAATTTCCGTGAAGTTGCCGTTCAGCATCAACCGTCCCGTTTCAAACTCAATTGTGTACTGCGTTGCCTCTAGCAGTTGCCAACGGGTTGCCAGATGAGTTCGACCCCAGCCATCAACCGTATTTCCATACCGTGCTTCGATCGTGGGAGTTGGATCAGCCGCGATCGGGCATCGGCTTAACTGGCAGGTTTGCAGCCGTTGATTGAGCGGCTTAACTTCGGTATATTGCTGCAATGATAGAGGACGATTTGCCCCCAGCGCGCCTTCTGCCATGACTTGTGCTCTCAGGAGCGCGGCATTGAGATAGCTCCCAGATAAGTTCAAATCTGGGAAATAGAGTGCTTTATCAGCGGAGGTGAGCATCATGCTCCATGACGATCGCAATCAGCTTTTGCGATCGGGCAGAGGCGTTCCCCATGCATTCCGGTGCGAAACTGCTCTCCACAAGTCTGGCAGTAAGGGATACCCAAGGCAATAAAGCGTTCGGTTTGGTAGACAGGGAGTTCTACGACTTCGGGTTCTACAGGCGCAGAACCTGTTTTATCCACTTCAGGCTGTTTCGCTGCTTCAACAGGTGCAGGAGCTTCGGGCTTAGCAGTTGGCTTGTCTTTGGTGGGTTCAGGCATGATTTAGGTCCAGTCTATAAAAGAGGAGCGGAGCGGCAGAGGTGACATAACTACCTCTACCGATTTTCCATACAGTCAACTAGAGAGCAACGTCTGTGGTGTTGACCTTAATCACGCGGAGTTGCTGAGGAACGGTGCTGGCGTCGCTGTAGCCCGTGGGATCAACATCTAGAGGGCAGAAACCTTCTTCGCTTCTCCAGATGTAGGAGTCAGAGCGCTGGAAGTCATCATCGTTCGAGCGGCGAATTTCCATTTCGCTGCCCACACCCCGCCCGATCGTATCTGCCCCAAACGCATAAGAAGTCCGAGTCAGTTTGCTGCCTGCACCCAACGTTTCGTTTTGGACCCCTTCAGTTCCTGCTGCGCCCATTGAGGTGGCGTTGGTTTCAAATACGTGGAAGTTGCTGATCTTACCCAAGTAGCCAGACACTTTGCCCATTTCTTGGTTAGTGGCCACGCTGAGCGTGTTGACCAACTCTTCCAAGCCCTGCTCGCCCGTGTACTGGAACTTATTGTTCAAGCTCTTGCGAATTTGAGAGCGTCCCTTGGAATGAGTGGCTAGACCATAGCAGCCATCTTCGTAGGTGGGGATTTGCAAACCGCGCATGTAGCCGTAAAGATCGTCCATGAACGATTCAGTGAGGGTGCCATCGCTACTCGCAACGAGATCAGCAGGCGTTGCCGTCACAAATCCTTTGCTGTTGTAGACCACGCGGCTGCTGGGTGCCCACAGCTCGCGAATCTTCATATCCTCCCAGTATTCGTAGTCGTAGTTGAGGTTGCGTTGCAGAATCGACTCCAATTCGATAATCGAGTTTGCCGAAACAAACTGAGGAATCAAAATTGGGGGAGAGTTTGCATCTAGACCTAGACCCCACTCTTGCAGCAAGCACGAAACACTGCCCTGTGTTAGACCTTGACGAGAGTTTGTGATCCGGGCATAGGTGCCGTTGCCGCTCAGCAAGCGAGCACTGCTGTTTGTGGGGGCAGAGTTGTAGGCAAAGCGAGGCACCTTGATTGCGTCGCCTTGCCCTCTACCCATGTCTAGCTTCACTTTGATGAACTGCCAGAAGATGAACGAGGGGTTATGTGTCATCCGCATGACAGTACTGAGATACGCTAAAAAGCCATCAGGAATGGTGACTTTGGTCGTGTTGTCTCTGCCAAGGGAAGCCCGTAGCAAACCATTTGCCTTCGCATAGGCTTCCATGTCATTGCGAACATGTTGCAGGCTGTCTCCCTCGCGTAGAAATCGTTTCAGGTTGGTGAAATCTTTGGAGACAACAACATTTCCTTGGCTATTCTCGTGTGCGTATTTTGGTGTTTGGCTAGAGTCCTCGTAGATGTTCAGGAAGTCAGCCGCCGCACCGATCGCGCGATCGCTTCGAGTGCTCGTCACTTTGTTCACCATCGGAAATCCACGATCTACACCATTGACTGGAGTCGCTTTACCCATCACTTGAAATACTCCAGCGAGGCGATCTCGTTCTTGTTTGGCGGTTTGTAGGTCCGTCTGTGTGGTTTGCAATTCCTGTTTAGTGACAGCAAGATCTTGAGTCGTAGCGCCTAGCTGCGTTTGGGTAGCATCGAGTTGCTCTTGCACTGGAGAAAGTGCTGTTAAAACAGCGTCACCAATGAGTGCTTTGAGTTCTTCAGGTTGAAGTGTGACAACTGGAGCGGGTTGGCTGTCTGCTACAGCTTCCGGCTGCGCTTCTTCAGGTTGGGTCGCAGTATCACTGCCTGCAATGGTTTGAGGAACCGACTCAGCAGGCTTCTCAGCATTGGACTTGCTGTCTTTGCCGTAACCTTTTGCTTGATTAATGGCAGCAATGGCATCTTTTTCGGACACTCCGCCAGCGGTCGCGTCATTTCCGACTGCAAAGCGTTCTCTAGATTTTCTTAGTTTCAT